GGCTACGTCCACCGTATCCATGATATAATATTTGTAATAGGAGACGGCCAGCGTGGAAGATAACTTCCAAATCCAAAAGTTGTAGCCTTCATGCGGGAGCCAGTACTATTAACAGAGATCACATTACAGTGCCGCTTAATCAGCATATTGACCAACGGACGACCTACGATATCAGACTGGCCGCACACAAGCACATTCTTGCCATCCAGATCGTAACCAATGGAGTCAAAAATCTTCATAACGCCAAGAGGAGTGCAGGGCTGAAATTTAGATGTAGAATTAAAGCCATCAACATCAACTGCGTCTGGAATGCAGATATTTTGTGGGTTGATATGTTTTGGCAGCGGAAGTTGAACAATAATACCGTCCACATCTTCCCAGTTATAATCTTCTAGTATCTTGTTATTTAATTTATCCTCCGTAATATTTTCCGGCAGTTTGATAAGTTCTGCTTCGATTCCCACCTCTTCACAGTCACGCAACTTGCCGCGAATATAAGCGTTGGACGCAGCGTTGTCCCCCACTTGATAAATATATAAAACAGGAGCGTAGTCGACTTCTGCGATAATATTCTTGATTTTATTTTTGATATCTTGTGCAATAGATTTGCAGTCAATAATCATTGTGAACCTCCTTTATATTAAGAACCCATTCTTCACATCCATTATCGTTTCCCATTTCTACTCCATAATATTCTGATTTATAATTACAGCAGACGGATTCGTGTCGTGCGTAATATTTACAGTGTCCGCAGTTACCTGTCTTGAATTCTTTGCAGTCTTCAAATGGACAAAATCCAGTTTTATTGCTACCAGATACAGGGCAATTTGTCGAAGTACACATATACACCATAATTATTCACCATCGATTCTTTAATCGTATTTCTTTTCGCCCCAGAAGTTCCACATCATACCTTTCCATTTCCGAGTACACTCAGGACAGAAGTCATGTTTAATTCCCGTATAACTGAGCCCATTTAAATTCCAGTTTTTTGCTTGGGAAGCGTCTGGTTCTCCATTGTACGTCATTACAACTATTTCTTCACCGCAATTATCGCACGTGATCTTTATACAGTCCTGTCTCATCAAATCACCATCCTATAAAGAATCCAAGTTTTATAAAATTGTTTTATAGCCAAGATCTTTTAGACACTGGCAATACCCACGAACGCCGTCTGACCCTACTTTATAAATAGAGCCAACGTACTTTTTGTCTTTATCAAAAAACTCAATTCGCCATTTCCCATCACGAATATACTTTGCTCTATAAAAGTCAAAATCCTTCATTAACATTCTCCTTTATAAAACCCTAATTCTTCCATAAGAATCACCTCGTTACTGTACTAATTCCATTATTTTTGATCTGTCCTTTTTGAACATGAATTATTACAGAGTCAGCATTGACAGTATTGGTTGACTTATATTCGATATATGGAGCGTTGCTATCATATACAATTTTTACATGTCCTTTAATATTTATATAAGTACCATCACAAAGAACCGTAAGCATCTCATAATTTTCTGCTGGGATATTAGATACCATAGTAGATGTATATCCGTAGATGCCGGGTTCCAGTTCTTCAATAGTGGCAGTCCACTCAATCGGATTATAATGACGATAGATACCGTCGCCAATCGCCCATACAAAATATCCAACAATAAGAGTAATGAGCACACCGACTGTCAAAAACAAGATCTTTTCTCCAAGAGTGAGTTTTTCGTTATTACCATCCAAGTTCAACACCACTTTCATTTACAATATAGATGTCTAGTTTTACCGTATTATTTTCTAATTTTTATAGCGATGATACGTTATTTATTTACCGTTCGGAACTGCTTCTCCATAAAGTCGTCCCATTTCATACCGAGAGGATTACCGTCAACATCCACACAGTTGCCATCATCATCACAATAAACAGCAGGCTCTGTTGGCTTGCCATAAAATGGGATAGATTCCTTTGGAACAATTTGAATTTCTTTGTTAGGATCATAATTGAAATCGTGAGTCCCATCGCAAGCTACGATGTCTCCATCCGGCATTATGTAAACCGGCTTGAAGAATTTCTTGTTTGGATTATTTGATGTGTCAAAAGAGACTCCCACAATCTCATACTTGTCCCATATTGGATTTCCTACACTCGTATTCTTTGTTAGCGATTTTTTCCTGCTCATGTAATTCAAGTCCTTTCAACCAATAAGATGGACATTCATAAATTTTTTCAAGTGCGTTTACATCATAAAAGTGCTCTCGATCTCTTTTGTTGTAATCGTAATATCCAATAAACGACAGACCATAATTGCTTATTACAATGTTGTCTTTTAAAGGAATCGGACGCTCATCCATGACCTTGACCCAACCGAGAAAGTCTCCGCAAGATTCGGCGCAACTATCTCTTGTTTGCTTTCTATAAGCGCATACTTCTTTATGTAGACATTTACTGCAAATAGCCATTTTTCTCACCTCTTTCTAAAACATACATTTTAATCGTCAAAAATTTCTTCTCGCAGAACCGGTTCGTCGTGGCTCTCTACACGACTGCCGCATTCTGGACATTGTGTTTGATAAAATAAAATCACATCCAATGACTTCGCACTCAAAACACCTTCCGAATCAGACCAAAATTCACAACCACAACCACATTTAAAATGATATGCAAGTTCTTTTTGGGTCTGCTTATGTTGAATGATTTTAATCGCCATTATTCTTCTCCTTCGCCCAGACTCTTCAAGATTTTTTGAATCCTATAATACCTACCGAATAGTGTCTCAAAAATAGCTCTTAGCCACTCAAAAAATGTTGGTTTACCGAATACCTCATTGTAATCTGCAATATCGATTTGTTTAGCGGTTTCTCCACATTCAGGGCAAGTGTATCGCAACTCGAAATTAGCAGCTGTGGTATAATAGTCTTTGTAGATTGAATCAAATGTGTCGTCGGCATAAAAATCACAATGACAATAAGGACATTTAAACTCGATAGCAAATTTCTGAGGTTCTGGCTCATGGCCGTGCTTGACAATCTTAACAGCCATCTGGCACCTCCACGGTAAAAATAGTTTTAGTTGCTTCTTTCCAAGAAATAAACTCAGATCCAGCAACTTCCGCTCTACACCTATAGCACGCAATCACATTATTCTCAGAAATGTCCAAATCAGGATTTTCAAAAGAAGCCACTCGAATTTTAGTTGTACAACCACAGTTTTTGCAATGGAATACGATTACTGGATTTTTCAAACTATCAGTTTTATACATATCTGCACCTCAATCCACAAAAATCTTTTCTCTTGGAACTGCTGGAAAACAAGAAACGACTTGTTCTCCGCATTCTGGACATTTTGCTAGTTTTACGCCTGGCGCATATTCTCGTATAACGGAATAACTCGGAAATTTAATATCTTTGTCATCAGCCCAAAATATACATCCACATTTGCACGAAAACTTTGCAGCGTATCTCTTTTTCTTTGGAGCCCCTTTGTGTTGGATAATCATAATCATATCGTCTTACCTCAATCTGTAAACACAAACGATGTATTAAAGAAGTTCGACCCAATAATCATATTTTCCTCAGATAAAGCAACTTTGATAACTTCATCGTCTGTATGTGTCTCGTCATATTCTACTGTGTCGCAAACCTTATACATTTTGCCGTCTTTGTCCTGAAGTAGCATTCCCTCACCAAGTTTTAATACCCAGATATCTTTTTTATCTCCAAAAAGCAACCGCACTTTCCAAATAATATGAGCTATGTCTGGTTCATTCTCCGGCAACATCGGATCTCCACCAGTGAGCGTAAGCCCTTGAATATAATCAGGTCGAAGTAAATCTACAATTTTATCAAGCGTTTCATCTGTGAATGGCTGACCACCATTCGGGTCCCATGTAGTAGGATTCTGACAGCCTGGGCAATGGTGATTACAACCCTGCACGAAAAGTGTGACGCGCACCGACGGCCCATTTGCTATATCACATGGAACGATTTTAGCGTAGTTCATCCTGAAAATTCTTCTCCTTTACTTTAGATTTGTCTCTTGTGAAAATTATTTGTTCTCCGTTACAGTCAACTTGTTTTTCATGGTCAATTACATGTCTTGCTTGTCCGTATGTCTTTCCCAAAAAGTCTGCCACCTCTTGTATTGTCCAAAACAAATACCTTCCGTCCATTGAATAGATTGGCTTAGCTGCGGGGTTATCTTTCCCTTTTCTCTTTCCTAAACTTGCTTGTCTTAGCTTTTCTATTTCTTCCGGTGTCTTTTTTCTCCCATACCATGGAAGTTCTGCCCCTCTTTTCCCATACCAATGGTTTTTCTCTCCAGACATCCATTCGCTTCGCATTTTACTTAAACGAGCTCTTGTTTCTTCTGAAATATTAGGGTGAATTCCTTTGTGAGCTTCAGAAGATTTCTTACACCATTCTTCACTACGTTTTTTTCCTTTAAATGGTGATGGTTTTCCATACCAAGGATTATCTTCTCCTACCCATCTCCCCATTCGTTTATTTCGTTCGCTCATTTTATCTTTTTGTTCTTGAGTGTATGTAAGATGGACTCCATACATTGGATTATTCTCTCCTGCCATTTTCCCCTTCAAAGCATCTGACATTTTTTCTTTTGCTTCTTCTGTATGGTGCTTTCCATACATATGATTGTCTGGCCCAAACATCTGAACACCAAGACCGCCCGGCAAAATATTGTAAAATAATCTATCTTCTACTGCATTGTTTTCTTTTATCCAATAACGTTCTTTTTCGTTTAGTTCCTCATCCGAGTAGCACCATTCCAAAATCGTCGTTTTAAAGTTATTAAATCCATATTTATCAAATGTCTGTTTTAATATTTTTCCAGATCCTTTATAATATGGATCGAATTCTTTTGAATGATGTTGGCCTATATATTTTCTTCCGTCAACTAAATTTTCTGTAATATAAATATAACCTACTGGCTCAGATTCGGTTTTTAGCACATCTTTTGAGTCTATAAAATCACATCCTTTCAATTTTCATGTAGTTCATTTAAAACATCACCGTCCATAGACTCGCGCATACGATAATAAGAACATTCAATGCAACGACAGTCCACTTTACATATTTAAGTT